CATTAAGCCACGTAGATTATTCACTCCAACGTATGCAAAGGAGATGAAAATCCTAATCAATGAGGTGCTAGATGAACGTGAAGGTAAGATGAATTATAAGACTTACTTTGATACAGAACCATTCAAGCATCCTATAGATGAGGAGGAACCACCTTATGAAGGCGTACAGTATCCTAACTTAAAGGGTTGATAACATGAGATTAGCAGTTTTTTGTTCAGGTAGTGGATCTAACTTTGAGAATATAGTTAGAACATGTCATCACGATGAAGTTGTGGTTATGATTCACAACAAAGAGAAATGTGGTGCTGCTAAGAGAGCGATGAAACTGGGAATACCCCATGCATGGATTGATCACAAGGATGAATTGTCCATGGTTAAAATGTTAACAGCATGGAATGTAGATCTCATAGTATTGGCAGGATGGATGAGAATTGTTTCAAAACATCTCATAAAAGAGTTTCCAAACCGAATAATCAACGTTCACCCCTCGTTGTTACCTAAGTATAAGGGGTTACATGCCGTAGAACAAGCAATGGATGCTGGTGATGAATACACTGGATGCACTGTACACTACGTAACCGAAGAATTAGATGGTGGTCCTATCATCATCCAATCAAAAGTTCCTATTATGCCAGATGATGATGTTAAATCTCTTACAAAGGCCATTCAGCGACGTGAGTACGCAATTTTACCGTTGGCAATCGAATATGTTAAGCACGAATTACAGAAACCGAATAGTGGATATCTGTTGCAGGATGATATCTACGGATGGGACGGTGGACCTCAACGAGAGAATATGGATGAACAAGTTGTGCGAACATAACAAATCTGCTAGCTCCTTAGCTGGTGCCTTATTATGCCCTGATTATATTGAACATGACTACGAGAAATGATCTCTGGAAGAATTATAGAGAAGCACTGTGGGATACATTCCCAGAATTTGTAAAGCAACCCATATGGGCTGACTGGACAGGTAAGGGTGGTACTAGATTACAAGCCACCGTATATACACATGATTATTTTATTAAATCAAGAGAAGTCGATATCTGGGATGAAAAATCCTGCATCTATAACAATATTCTTTATCCTAAGTGTGGAGCAAATGGGTGGGCAGGTAATCTCCCTTGCTTCGGCATGGATCTCATGGGATTCAATGAGAACAGAGTTATTATAGTATTTGACTTCCAGCATCCAGTAGAACATTACTTGATGTCTGTACCTGGTTTACCTAAAGCAGAGAAGGACTATAGGTTCTTTGAGATGGGTAATCATTTCTCTGAGAATATCTTTGTTAGGTACTGTAAAATGGATGAGGTGGATGAGCACCTTGACATGTTTAAGAAGTATCTGCTAGAATACAAGAAACTTATAGAGTGGGAAACACCTGACGGCACTAATGCTGCTGAGACATATAGGGATTTTGATAACTATATGACAAGGCTTGACCCAGTTGGTCCTTATCTTGCTGGTAAGTTTGGTAAGGAACAGTCAGAGCAATTAGTGAAAGGATTTTTATTTAATTATGGAAGTGAAAGCGAACCCGAACAACAATCCTGATAAACTTCATAGGATTATCATTAAGCACCCTGCATTGACTGAGGGTAAAGTTAAGAGTGTCTATGATGTAGATGCTCAGAGGGTCATGATTAAGTATCGTGATGAGGTGACTGCATTTGATGGTAAGAAGAAGTCTAAACCTGAAACCAAGGGTAGAATCTGCTGTCTTATATCAGCACTTATCTTTGAGTATCTGGAGAAGCAGGGTATAAGAACTCACTATATTGATTGTCCTTCTCTTGATACTATGCTATGTAAGAAACTTACTATAGTACCAATTGAGGTTATCGTTAGAAATATTGCTGCTGGATCTATCGTTAAGAATACTACGATGCATGAAGGTACAATCATATCACCACCTCTTGTAGAATATTTCTTGAAGGATGATTCTAAGGGTGATCCATTACTTACACAGGATCGTGTAAGACTGATGGGTATTGATCCAGAACCTATGTACCACATTGCAAAAGATATTAACTTACATCTACAACAGATGTTTACCCTTCTGGGTCTTGATCTTGTAGATTTCAAACTAGAGTTTGGGTATGATGCTCATGGTGATCTATATGTTGCTGATGAGATCAGTCCTGATTCTATGAGATTGTGGGAGAAAAACAGTGGTATGAGTAAGGATAAGGACATTTTCAGGAAGTATGGATCTGATGAAGCACTCATAGCAGCATATGGTGACATACTAAAAGGTCTTAGGCAGTTCGCTGTCTAAATAATCCAGTTTGATTAAAAATAATGACAAGTCTAATTGACCCTAGAAAATATTCTCGTGCGGTTGACCTGTTGAGGTCATTTTTTTTGTCTAAGGGTTTCCTTGAAGTACATACCCAGAATAGACTAAGCATACTTGCTGCATGTGAAGATCCTGAAACTGTAGCAGTATACAATTACGGTGGTAATGTTTGGCCACTACCTCAAACAGGTCAAATGTGGTTAGAACATGAATTACTTTCCAACCCTTCTGAGCAAGGGTTTTTTTGTGTTTCAACTTCATATCGTGCAGAACCTAATCCTGTACCAGGTAGACACGAAACGATCTTCCCCATGTTTGAGTTTGAAATGAAGGGAGGTGTAGACGATCTTAAAGCAATGGAGATAGAACTCTGTGAGCATTTAAGACTACCACTTGCTTCAGATAATATCAAAACATATGCTGAATGGGGTAACAAGTATAAGGTTAAAGAACTTGACCATGGACATGAGGCTGCCATTGGTACTGGTATGATTACAGACTTCCCTGAGTGGACATCACCGTTTTGGAATATGTCAAGAAACAGTGATGGCACTAGTCGTAAGATAGATGTTATCTTAGGTGGTATGGAAACTATTGGTTCTGCTGAACGTAGTACTGATAAAGCACAGATGAGAGAAACATTCCACACTATCTCTGATGGTGGGTATGCAGCACTACTCTATAGAAAATTTGGTGAGGAAAGAGTTGAAGATGAACTGGATAAGTTCTTAGACTTTGACTTCTTCCCTCGTTCTGGAGGTGGAATCGGTGTAACTCGTCTCATATCGGCACTTGAATAGTGCCTTCCTTGTGAGGTGGCGAAACGGTAAACGCTGTAGTCTGTTTAACTACTGTTCCTGGCGGGACTTGAAGGTTCGACTCCTTCCCTCACAGTAAAATAGTATATAGCTTGACAACCTCTTCAGGATGTGCTATAAATAGTATATCGGCGTAATTAACCGATACGGGAGTGACTGAATAAACTTGCTGGCATAAGGCTAGTTAAGGTGATGAGACACAGGTGGTGCTGCTTCCCCCAAGGAAGAATCGACTTACCAGTCGGGTCTCAGATAGTACAGTAAAAATCTACTAATGTAGCAATGCCCTGTACTTGTTGGTATACATTAATCCAACCTCCCACCCCATACTCAAATACACTTAATACGGAGAATACGTATGTCTTTTGCTTCACTTAAGAAGTCCTCTTTTCAGGACTTGCTCGCTAAGGCTGACAACTTAAATAAAACTGAGAAGTCAGGTCCAGATGAGCGTCTATGGAAACCAGAGGTAGACAAAGCAGGTAATGGTTACGCAGTAATCAGATTTCTTCCTGCACCCGATGGAGAAGACCTTCCATGGGCACAAGTTTGGACACATGCCTTCCAAGGACCAGGTGGATGGTATATTGAAAACAGTCTAACGACTTTAGGTAAAAAGGATCCTGTTTCTGACTTGAACAGGGAACTCTGGAATTCTGGTGGTGAAGGTTCTGCTGAAAGAACTCAAGCACGCAACCAGAAGCGTAAGTTAAACTATTACAGCAACATTTACGTTGTCAAGGATAGTGCAAACCCTGAGAACGAGGGTAAAGTCTTCTTGTACCGTTATGGTAAGAAGATCTTTGATAAGGTTATGGAATCAATGCAGCCTGCATTTGAGGATGAGCAACCAGTAAATCCTTTCGATCTTTGGAAGGGTGCTGATTTCAAACTTAAGATCACTAAGGTTGCAGGTTTCTGGAATTATGATAAGTCTGAGTTTGATAAATCATCAACTCTAGGTGACTTCTCTGACAAAGAGTTAGAGACAATCTGGAAACAAGAGCACAGTCTTGCTGCTTTCACTGCTGAGGATCAGTTCAAGTCTTACGATGAACTTCGTGAGCGTCTTGAAAGAACACTCAAAGGTGGATATAAGAAGCAGGTTGAGCAGGAGCAGTTTGATGAAGAGGTAACTCCAACAGTACAGGGTAGACCCGATGTACCAGGCACTCCAACTCCTACACCTTCAGGTGAAGACGATACACTATCTTTTTTCGCTAAATTAGCTAACGAAGACTAAATTCGACTTTATAATACCAAAATACCCCGAAAAAAATTCGGGGTATTTTTTTATGCCTTACATTTTCAGTTCGTAGGCAGTGCTGGAAACATTAACTGTTCCCATCTTATTAATTCTTCTATAATATGTTTCAACGAAGTCTGTTATGAGATTCGGACGTATGACTTTAATTTTTTCCTTCTTACCGTTAATTTCTTCTTCATATTGATAATTGGTAATGGATACGACTGGATTTGCTGTAACAACGATACCATTATCAATATAACTTACTGAGTAATTAGATGGAACTACTTTTCCTGGTGGAATAATTGTATTACCTGTAGTGTTCTTAACTTCAGTAGTTACATAGTGCTTTGTTGCTTGTGGATTATCATATTTGTTAGATACGTAATCAGTCAACTGTAAAGTAGACTTTGGCCATTGCTCATAATAATTTACTATATCATTAGCAATAAAAAGTGTCCAGTTATAAAATGGACTACCATATAATCTATTTGCAATAATTTCTGGATTTTCTCCATTTTTTACCACATACTCATCAAATAGAGTTATACTATTGATATATTCAGGCAATACTTCAGATCTCTGCCATAGATTCTTTGCGTAGAGTAAATCTACATCTACAGGAGATTTAGCAATATTATAGAATAAATCTGGTAGGTTTTTTAATAACATTAGAGATGCTTGTCGGAGTCGAAGTCGGTTCTGGTTAGTGCAGTCAGTTCAGTGAATCTTAAAGTAGCTGTGATTAAAGGTATAGTACCATCATGGACAGTGCTTACTGTACCAAATGGTGTAGTGTTTACATTTAAACCCTGCAATGCACATAATTTTGTTTTTGGCATCATCTTATGTGGTTCTGATGACATGGTTACACCTTGTTTCACTGGTACGAATCTAGGTTCTAATACAAATACATCTGGGAATCCTAGTAATACTCCAGTACCCGAACCTAATGGATCTAGTGATGCTGGATGCATACCAATCTTAAACCATTTGAGAATATCTTGGATCATTGTAGATTCTTTTTCATTTCTTGATGCAAACTCAAAGTTTAGTTCAAACTGTCTGAATTCCATTTTTGAAAAGAATTGTATAGCATTTTCATTTGGTGCCATACCAGCTAGACCAGCAATATTGGTTGGATCCATTAAATCTGAGTTTATACTAAATGGATTACTAGCATATTTTGATCCTTTAGCAGTTCCTGCTGCTAGATCTCCAAATAAGTTATTTCCACCTCTTGCCCTGTTTTTTAACAAACCCCCTCCAGAACCTAAAGCACCACCTACACCTAAGATTGTGGCAGCTCTTTTGGGATCGTCTGCTAGTAGAGCCATGGTTCCTAGCTTAAATGTATTATTCCAGTTAGCACCATATTGGTATTGGAATTCATTTGGTAGTGCTAAATTACAATAACTTTTGGCATATCCTTCATCGTTAAACTTTCTAACCGCATCTTTTCTATCTAATACCTCTCGTAACGATACCTGTTCTCTTTCTCCACCAATATATCTACCTTCAAATTTCATATCCAAGATATCATCATTGGTACGTTCGTCTTTTGTAAACCAACCTACTCCATTTTCTTTTCTTGCTTGTTTAATAGCTGCTACATCTCCAGCATTTCTAAAGTATACATCGCCAAAGTCATCATTATCAGCTGCTATTCTAGCATATTTGTCTGACTTAGTACCTGAATTGTAAGCCCAATTTGCTGTATTTGATATAGCATTCGTTACATTTCTAATGCCACTACTATTTGATACAGATCCTAGTGCATCACGTTGATTCTGAGCAACTTGTTTCAGACCATCTTTATAGGAATACTTATTAATTTTTATAAACGATGCATATGGGATCTCAGAGATCTGAATTGGATATGCATAGCTTTTATTTGTACCTTCCATTATTTGTTACGATGGAATTTCTCTAGGGGTAGTTGACTTAGTACTTGTATGTCTTCTTCAGATACTTCAAAGAAAATGTCGTCAGCATTCTTAGGTATGTAATAATGTAGAGTGACAGAAGGATACTTCTTATTATTTATCGCACTTAATCTAGCATTGCTTTGAATGTAATGTAGATTCGCACCCAAATATATATCTCCTTTAATTTCAAGTAGTTTGATGAGAGGAAATTGATCCCATTGTTTCAATACACTTTTAAATTTTGGATCATAATCAAAAAAGTACCATTTACCTTCTTCTGGAGTTTCAACAGCATCATCTAATAAGGTATTGAATACTGTATCTCGTAATTTTGTTTTAGTTATTGAAGTTCCTTTTAAACTTTGAAGCAGACTAGTAAATTTTGAGCTCGACTTCAGTGATGAGCTTGAACTTCCAAAGCCTGTCCCTGCAGTATTGCTCTGCCGCTTCCCACTTTGCTTTGTTGGTGGCATAGGTCATTACCTCGGTTAGATATTGTTTAGTTTTTCTTTTTTGAGGTTTAGGACCATCGACCTGTCTTTTTGGTTTAACCTCAACTAAGTATTTGGATATCTTTCCATTTGCTTCCCGTACCTTCATATAGAAGTCTGGAAAATATCTTCTCCACTTCTTTTGTACAGGATCTTTATATGGTATAACGTATTCTTCACTTGACCACTCTAGTATATTCTTGTTAGAATCACAGTAGTCCATGAACTTTTTCTCCCAAAGAGAACGGTAAATGACCCCAGTGGGGTCTCCTTTGTACTTACGGTAGTTTCGTACCTTGTATTTACCTTTATATGAGGGCATAAATAAAACAGGTCACACCATACTAGATATTTATGGCAACCACAAAGCTCTTTGAGTCAAAAGAAAAGTTCAGTATCGATAGTTTTAAGGACTTGATTGTCGATAAGGGTATTTCTGCGTCTAATTTATATTCTTTTGAGATCCAAGGTACGGATGCCCTAAAAGGTTATATGAAGACGAATATAAGACAGAGGTATAGCAATAAAGTATCTCAAGCTGATGATCCTTTTACATCAGGTCAGTATAAATTGAATATGATCTGTAATGAGATTCAGATACCTGGAGTTGATATGACTGCATCTGATGTTAAGTCACCTTATAAAGGGTTGACACAGAAGATGGTGTCTGGTAAAGTATATAATGAGCTAGATGTACAGTTTTATTGTGATTTGAATTCTACTCCCTTGTCTTTCTTTAGAGCTTGGCAAGATATGATCATGGGTAATCAACATGTACAGAATGTATTAGGATATGCTACAGGAAAAGTAAGTGGTAAAGATGGAGCATATGAAAAAGATTCTAACTTCCATAAGACCCATCAAGCATATGCACAACAGTATTATGATGATTATACATCCAATATAATTATATCTAAGCTTGAAAAGTATGGGGTGGCAAATAAACCAAAGTATAATAGGGCTGATAATGATTATGATTTTATTCGTCCTGAAGAATGGGATGTGTCATTTAAAGCAACCTTGACGAATGCTTATCCATATTCCATGTCCTCTGTACCATATAACTTTGGACAATCTGAACTTGTTAGAGTATCTGTGGGATTCTACTACGAGTACCAAACTTTCCAATTCTCATACCCAACCCCATCATCCAATTAAATTATGCCATTACCTGAAATTGTTACACCAACCTATGAGTTGGTGGTGCCTTCTACAAAAAAGAAAATTAAATACAGACCCTTCTTAGTAAAAGAACAGAAGGTTTTGATTGTTGCGATGGAATCGCAAGATGATGCTCAGATAATAGAAGCTATTAGAACTATACTAAAGAGTTGTATCAATAGTAGAATTAAGATCGATGATCTTGCTTTATTTGATATTGAGTATCTATTTCTTCAAATACGTGCTAGATCAATTAGTGAAAAAATTGAATTGAAGATCACTTGTCCTGATGATGGTGAGACTGAAGTTAATGTTAATTTCTTGGTAGATGATGTTAAGGTACAGTTCCCAGAAGGGCATAGTAATATAATTAAGCTCGAGAATGAGGTTACTATTGAGATGAGGTATCCGAATCTGGATTATTTCCGTAAGGTTAATTTTGCGACTGAACAATTAGATCCTTATGATCTAGTAGCAGAGTGTATTAAGAATGTTTATATTGGAACTGAAAGTGCTGGTACCTTTACTTTTAAGGAAGCTAGAGAGTGGGTTGAAACATTAACTGCTTCTCAGTTTGATAAGATTCAGGAATTCTTTAATACAATGCCTACTCTTAAGCATGAAATGAAGGTGAAGAATCATAAGACAGGTGTTACTAATGACATAGTGATAGAGGGTTTAGTGAGTTTTTTCGGATAGCCCTCTTCAATGAGGGCTTAATGGTGTTCTTTCAAACGAATTTCTCTCTTGTTCAACACCATAAATATAGCTTGACTGACATTGAAAATATGATTCCGTGGGAACGGGATGTTTATGTGAATTTATTATCTGCTCACTTACAAAAAGAAAGAGAGCGAATAGAGGAACAAAAGCGCAAGCATGGCTAAGAAGAAAAATAGAATTTTATCTTTTTTAGGTGGACTACTTGGTGGTAGTGGTGCTGGAAGGTCTCATGCTGACAAAAAGATTACTCTTAAAGATGTAGTTAAGAGTACTGAAAAATTTGGTGAGTCTGTAGAAGATTTCTTAGAGGTTGAGTATAATTATATTGAGTGGCTACGTACACGTAATAGTGGTGGTCTTGGAGTTGGAGGACTTGATGGAGAACGTGGATCTAGGACTTATCTAGATCGTGCAAGATATCAGAGACAGGTAAAACTTGGAGGTTTGGGTTTTGATCCCAGAAGAGGAGGAGGAAGAAGACGACAAAGAGGTATGCCTAAGAGCAAATATAGTCGTTGGATGGAGAATAGGAGAGCAAGACAATTCAATCAACGATTGATGAAGAAATATGGTTTTGATAGGAGGCAAATAAATGCATTTAGAAGGGCAAGATCAGGTGGTGCTAATTTTCAGCAAGCTTTAAGAATTGCTAGAAATACACGGAAGGCAGGTCTAATAACGCGAACGTTAACGGGTCTACGTGATTCAATACCTAATCGTCCAGATTTCTTAACTAGAAAAAATTGGGGATTTCTCAGACCAGGTGTTAGAGAAAGAGCAGGAGAACAACTAGGTAGATTTGGTAGATGGATTAACCCCTTTAAGAATTGGAAGGGATTAGGAAAGATGAAAATACCAGGGTTGGGTTGGTTGAAAGGAAAGAAGATCCCCTTCATTAGTGCTGCACTTACTGCTTGGAGAAGACATAGTGAGGGAAATGATGCTGTAGATATAGTTGGTGGAACAGCAGCCGAGACTTTCTGTGGTGGTGCTCTTGCTACTAAGGGTACAGCATGGGGAGCTTCAGCAGGAACTGCTATTGCTCCTGGTGTAGGTACTGTTATTGGTGGTGCACTAGGTGGTCTATTAGGATTTGGTCTTGGTTCATTTTTATGTGGGAGTGCTTGGGATGCTGGCTCAAAGACGATAAGGAATAACACCAATAAAAATAAATTTGGTAGTTTAGTTAAAGGTGCTTCTCAATGTACTGATTGTGCTAGTAGTGCTAGTACTTCTAAGTACTCAGGTGGAGCAGTTGTTACCTCACCAACACGAGGTATATTAGGTGGACAAAAAGCATTAGTTGGTGAGGCACAAGAAGCAGAATTGATTCTACCAATGAGTAAGATTGGTGATGCATTATCTGCAGTTTATAGAGAAGGTGCATCTGTTATGGTAGGTGCTACTATATCATTCCTTACTCCTTTATCTGCGTCTCCTGCTGTTGCGTCAGTATTAGGAGAAGCAAGAAAACTTCAAAGTATAGTTGGTACGTCAGATATTGAGGCTGAAACACCAAAAGTTCCAGAAATAAAACAGGTTGATGTAAAGGCAAGTAATAATGAAACCAATAATATGGAACAGAAATTTAATTCTGGTGGTTTTGTAACTGGAGGTACAGGTATAGATAAAGTTCCTGCACGACTAACTGCTGGTGAATTTGTGATGAGTAAGGGTGCTGTTAAGAGATTTGGTGCTGGTACATTAGCTGCAATGAATGCTGCTGGAGGTGGAACTAATAGACCAACTCCTAATGGTGGGTATAATCAAGGTGGAAAGTCATTTGATAGATCTCATTATGGAACAGAAGGATATCAGATAGGACAAATAAATCCACCTACATTAATTCTTTCAAGAGAAGAATTCAAAGATCATAGTACGGATAGTAATAAGAAAAGAAATTGGTTGCAAAAAAATGTAACTCAACGTGATTATGAAAAGTTCACAGAATACGAAGGCCCTATTCTTGGGATGCAACGTACAAAACTGGAAACCAGAGATGGAAATTTGGTTACTACACAAACTTATGAATCAGATATAGTCTCTATTGGACTTCCTGATCTATATGAACATAAAGATCAACTTCTTTCTGCAATCCATGCTGTTCCTGGATATGGTCATGTTACCATACAGGATGTTATAAACAGTAAGGTAAATATGCCACTTAAACAATATATGATGATTCTTATGACTAGTGATGCACAGGCAGCAACATTTGCTAAACAGGATGCAGCACACCAAGCAGATCTAGACTTGAGAGGGATTGATCCAAGTAAGGGTTATAGTATGATGTATGACATGAATGGTGGTGGTTTAGTTCCACCAGCAGCAAGTCCTGCTATAACACCAAATATACAACCACGTCCTAAGAAGAATATACAGCAACTTAATTCTACTCCTATTAATATAACAAAGAAAGCTAAGGTTAAAGGATCAATAGTACCTATACCTATACCAATGCCAGTTACAGTTACGAAACAAGTGGTTGTAGAGAAACCTGTACTTAAGAATCGTACTTTGGTTATATCAGATCAAGGTAAAGGAGTAGTAGTATCATGAATCCAGAAGATAAAAATGTAACCTTAGCTGACTTAAATAGGTCAATTCTGGGTATTAAAGAACTTATTGAAGATAGAACTGCTCTATTGCAGTCTATGTTTAAGGAGGATCTATATAATGATTTCCTTATGCAGGAAGCTAGGCAGTCAGGTGCTGTTGGTGTTACTGGAATGGATCCTACTGGAGATGGTGTAATAGATATATCTCCTATACCAGAGATGCCTGATGATGTAAACTATGAGAGGCTTCAGCAAGGACTTGATGATGATTGGTTAGATGGTGGACCTACAACTGGAGAAGGTCTTGAAAGGAATGAACAGAGAGAAGAAGACCTTGAGAATGATAATACAAATAAATTTGCGAGGGGTGGATTGCTTAACGGGGGCAATGATGATGCATTTTCACCAGTTGATAATACATCTAGTCAGTCACTAGAAGAGAGTGGATTTGATGATACCTTCCAAAACAATATTTCAGATAAGTTAGAAGAAGATTTCCAAATAGATGGACGTTTAAAAGAAGCATTTGGTGCATCCCTAGCACTACCTATGAAGGCTGCTGCAGCTGGATTGATGCAGGTCTTTAAGATGATTCCACAGATAGGTATTGGTGGAAATATAAACAATATTGTAAACAATAATCTTAATTCAATTAGTAAGAGTCTTGGTATTTCTAGTGATAATGTTACTCAGACAGGTGATACTGCATCTACTAATCTATTTCAGAGTGTCGTTAATAGTGGAGTTAGTAATTTCTTAGGCATGGGTGGGAATGGTGTTAATGGTATTAATGGTGCCAATGGTGCTAACGGTACACCTGGATCCACTGGTTCTTCTATGGCTGGTGATAATACTTGGATGAATAGTGTTCTGAATTCAACTAATATTGCTGATAGTAGGACTAGTGGTGGTAATAGATTTAATATTCTTAATCCTTTTGGTGGTATGCAGAAGGGATTGATTGAAGGAGATAAGGCTCGTTCTGGTACTAGAGGTGAGGATGCAAGTGGTACTCCACTTGGTAATATGCTTAATCATAATAATAAAACTCAACAAATGATAAACGAGTTGTTGATGAGTAGTAGTAATACTAATATTAACAGTTCTAGTGGTGGTTTGAATCTTTCTTCTTTTGCAACAGGAGACAGTAGTATAGCATTGTTGACTGATACTGTTATAAATGAAGGTAATGACTTAATTATGCTAGAAGATGCAAGTGTTCAAAAACAAGCAGAACAGATGGCCAATCTACCAGATCCATATACACCAAATATGGGTGCTGAGAGTGGATTTGCTAATGCTATTTCTGATGTTAAACCAGTTTCCGATGTATTCTTAGAATACGCTAGTACAGCTCAATTCTCATGATTCAAGAAGGTAATTTTAAACTTGTTAATATAGCAATTGGTATTGGTGGAACCGATTATGGTTTCACTATCAATCAATTGATGTCATTGAAGTATACTGAGAGCATTAAAAGTGCATCAGTTAGAGTGGAAATTCAGTTAACTGATACTGAGACTGGTGCTCTTTCTGCTGTGCAGGGTATGGAACCTGTTTACGTTGAATTTGAAGACCATTTAGAAAATAATTTCGGCACTGATTTGGTTGTATATGATGTTCAGGATAGATTGGTAGTTGATGGTAAGTCAAAAGCAACTCTATTATGCTGCTCTCCTGATTTGATAAACAATGCAGCTGCTAAGATTTCTAAGAGATTTGGTACAGGTGGTGGAGATACTATTAATAATATAGTTACTGACATACTTGAGAACATACTTACCACCAGTAGGGAACTTGTGAGTTTTGCTCCAACCAAAAATAAGTTTTCTTTTATATCATGCTATTGGTCTCCTTTTACAATAATCAAGTGGTTGGCAACTAAGGCTATACCTGCTGAGGGAGGTAGTGGTGCAAATGCTAGTGCTGGATATGCCTTCTTTGAGAATGCAAGGGGATATAATTTTTTAGCATATGATTCATTTGCTACTAAGGAATATACTAAGAAGATGATAGTTGGTTATGAAGAACCAGAAATGGGAGAACCAGATAAAACTATCATACCTATTATGAGTATGAGAGTTACTAGTGCTGCAGATGTTTTAAGAGGTTTGAACTATGGATCATATACTAGCAAGTTTATGACATTTGATGTGAAAGATATGTCTTATACAGAACACAACTTCAACATATCTAAATATTACAAGGATGTTCCTAAGATGAATGGTGATGTAACTCTTCCCAAATACTTTGAAAAGTTTGAGAAGGCTACTGCACCTACTAGAATTATGTCCAAGATTATGGATACAGCATTATTTACTGAAGGTACTATGACACAAGATAGTACTAAACAAGTAGCACAGTCAGCATTAAGAGAAAAATTATTCTATAGTAAGGAAGTTGAAGTAGAATATGTTGGTGATATAGATCTATTTGTTGGTGATACTGTAGAACTTACAGTATATAAAGGTAAAGCGAGATCTTTAGATGGAAATAACAGTGGTGTTTATGTTGTAGGTCAGATTGAAAGGGAATTTATATCTAGTAATGATCGAATGACTACTAAGGCTACATTATATACTGATAGTCCAGGTAATATTGAAGAGACTTCTCAAACCAAAACTGATGAGACTTTGAAGTGATGAACGAAGCAACTGCTAATTTTATTGGAAAGGATGGGTTCAACTGGTGGGTTGGACAGGTGGAGAATAGTGGCGGTGGTACGAAGGATGAACCAGATGATAAGGATGAAACTAATAAAGTAAAGGTTAGAATCGTAGGATATCATAATCCAAGTAGAAAGGAACTTCCTACTAAGGATTTACCATGGGCTATGGTAATGATGCCCAATATGTTCCCGCAAAGATCTGGAATTGGTACAGTACATCAACTTCAAATCAATGGTTGGGTTGTTGGTTTCTTTATGGATGGTGCCGCTGCACAAGTACCAATCGTTATGGGTGCTGTTGGTGATGAGAATCCTAAAGGTGCATATAAAACAACAGAGAAGGAGGGTGAAGAAGAATTTTTCCCTAAACTTGTGGCAGCTGATTATGTTCCTAATGTTCATGCTGGTCAAGGTACTGGTGCACCTGGAACTGGATCTAATGTTGCAATAGATCCTAAGACTGGTAATCAGGTACCTGTTGAGAAGGATGACACTACTGATGGTGAAAGTAAGGATTCAACAGTCAATCCAAGAGGTGAAGGTGAAATACCAAGTAAACTTCAAGATTATGTTGAAGAATCTAAATGCTATACCGTTCAAATGGGTAACGGTAAATGTGGAACAGAAACTTCAACTAAACTAAAAGGACCATTACTTGAGTTCATGAAGTTTGCTCGTGGTGTTGAAAAGAATGATATTGGTGAATTTGTTGATAAGTATACTGGTAAGGTAGTAGATGTTACAGGTAAGATTGACAATATAGCTCGTCGTGTTCAGTCGAAGTTGTTAGGTATAACAGGTAATATTAAAGGTGTTGCTTTAGAGCAAGTCAATAAAATGATTAGTGAGCAATTAGATAAGATACCTATCCCAGATCCTAAACTTACTGGTCCAGTTAAAGCTAATCTTGAGGGTCTTGCTAAGGTAGTCAATTGTGTATTTGCTACTTTATTAGATGATCTCAAAGATTTTATTAAAGGGTTACTATCTGATCTCTTTAATAATGTCCTTGATATGTTCCTTTGTTTGATACAAGATTTCATTTCTGCCATCATGGATAAGTTGATGGGATTAATTGAAAAGGCATTATCTATGATTGATGGTTTGGTAGGTGCTATTAAAGATGCAATGAATAAAATTCAGTCATTGCTTAAAGATGCTTTATCAATCTTAGATCTCTTCTGCGAAGGTGAATTATCATGTGCTCTTGGTGCTTCAGTTTATGAGACATGCCATGGACCTAAAGCTTTAGGTAATGATGCAGCTGCAAAGAAGCAAAATCAATTCCCAGTTAAACCACCAAAAGATTTCGTTCCTACAACAGGAAAAATGTTGAAAGGTGGATTCGTTGCTGGAATTCAAGGTGGAGTGAAAAAAGTTTTTAATGCAAAAACTGGTGCTATGGTTGATCTAGCATCTCCTGCAGGTAAGTTAACTGGTGTTGGTAAGAGTGCATTCAATACTAAAGGACCACTTGAAACGTTTGAATCATTTAAACTTGGTATAGATGGTAAGTTCCCAACAGCATCTCTGAATTGTAATTCTGGAAATAGGAATAAGAAACCATGCTTCCCTGAAATGGTATGGGATAACTTACAATCTACTGCCCCTATTAAAGCATTACCTATTGTTGATAGAATTGGATCTATTGTTGGTTCATGGGTAAGGAAGAAGGGTAGAAATGTAAGTCTTGAAGCTAAAGTTCGTGCACAGTTTACATGTAATGAACCTGAAGGTGGTGGTGCTGTATTCAAACCTAATATTGTAGATGGTCAGGTAGATTCTATTGATGTGGTAGAACCTGGTATTGGATATGGATTTGATCCTGCTGAAACTTATTGCCCTAAAGAACAGTACAATTATAAGATGCCAAAAGGTACTATAGCAGATAATACTGAGAATGGTGAATTATTATTCTTAATTTCTTATGCTGATGGTACTGTTGATAGTACTAAACCAGAAGTAATGCAGGTAGTTGATACTGATTATGATGATAATAATATGGTTATTGCTACATTAGATCCTTCATGGCATGTTAATGTTGAAAATGGTATGGTATTACAGACAGTATCTGGGGATACTTTCACTCTTAATTATTTTGAGAAGTATGCTGATTTGGTTGTACCAGATGATGCTAAAGCAGTATATGCTGAGTGTGGTGACCTTATCCCTGTAGTTGAAGAGGTTAAACCTATTAATGTAGGTACTGGTTATAAGAAACCAATCATAACAATAGGTACTGGACCTGATAAGAAGAAAATTGGTGACTATACTATAGATGATCAGGGTAGATTAGTCAAACCTGTTCTTACTGAAAAAATCTTTGGATTTGTTACAGCAAAGGTTGAGGATACTGAGGGTGGACAAGGTGCTGGTGCTACTGTTATACTAGGTTATAGTTATGCTGGACCTATTAAGATCAGAGAGCAGATTCTAGGACTAGATTCATACATTGATTGTGTAGGTCATCCAGCATTGGAGAAACAGGTATGACAGAACTAACAGGATTTAAAGATGGTTCAGAGGAGAATAGTTCTTCAGTAACCAATCCTATAGTATGGCCAAAGAACTTTGTACAAAGTACATCATGTGGCCATTATATTGAGATGAACAACACACCGAAAGGTGAAAGGTTCCGTTTAACTCATGGTACTACTAAAAACTATATTGACATGGATGTCAAGGGTAGTACTGACATATATGCACATAAAGATATTCACATGAGAGCTCATGAGAGCATGACTGTGGATGTTGGTGATGATCCAGATATTCACATGCTAGTTCTTAACGTCAAAGGTGATGTTAGGATGACTGTTGAAGGTAATACTGAGATAGAATGTGAAGGTGATTTGAATACAAAATGTGACGGTGACTACAATTTAACAGTAGGTGGAGTGTATAGCCTTAATACAAAAACTAGTCTAGCATTTAAAACAGACAAGACTTTTAGGGTTGAATCTGCTAAATATGAGAACATTGGCACACTTTATGAATCAAGGCACAAAGCCCGTGAAGAAACAGTGGATAAATTCCACTCAATTACACAAACAGATCCTATTGGTGCAATCGCAACATATGCTGAGGGTAACATAAGATCAGAAGCAGTCGCATGTCGTTATGATAAAACAGTGGGTAATAAATTCACTGAAGTGAAAGGAAAACACAGAGAAAATGTGGTTGGTAATTCCTTTGACTGTATAGATGGAGGGCAACCAGAAGAAATGGTTGATACACCCCTTCCAAACAGTAGTTATGACGTTAGCGTCACTGGTAACAACTCATTGAGTACTAGTGGCAATTTTAATATTTCTGCTGGAGGCAATGTAAATGTCGCTGGTACTGCAATATATTTGAATTGATGATAGTTTACAACAACAAAGATGACAACTTTTCACATGTCAGTAACAAAGCAGGAGGCTGTGTTCCTAAAAGCCATCCTTGCTAAACATTTAGACGATTACGTCGAAGAATTGGTTAAAGACGAGAAAGATAACGTACACATGATAAAGCACATGCAAGAAAACCGCAACGCTGGTCTAGCACTTTTGGACAAAGCGAAAGAGGTTAACAGACGTGCCAGTCGTGCGGGTGAACACCCCTACTTTACAAACTAGGAATGGTGTGGTAGGATTAGAGAGTGTTTATCGGTTCCTTTTATGTATCTTGATCTTGGAGAAGAGTACCTTGATAAGGTAACTGTTGACATTCCTAAGAAAAGGTTTACACTACTAAGTAGTGATGGTCGTTCCAAAGTCATAGAATGTGATGATGGTGATCAATTCATACGTGTTCTTGATGTTATTCGAGAATCCTGTCAAAATGATGAAGTAGTTTACGTTTAATGGCATACAACAAGACATACTCTGAAATCAGAGCGATGCTTAAGGCATCGAAACGCATCTCTAAGCAGACTATGCTTAAGATAGCAAAGATGGCTATCAAGGAAACCTTGATGGACAGAGCTAAGGATGAAGATGGTAATGAGATAGAAGTTACTTGGGATTCTAAGTTAGGTGATGACCTAATGTTAGACTCACTTGATATGGTTGAACTCGTTATGTTCTTAGAGGAATGTTTTGGAGTTGAAATACCAGATGAGATGGCGGGTGATATCGTCACAGTTGGTGATGCCATAGAAGTTATTAAGAAAGCGAAAGCAAATAAGGGTAAGAAACCGAGTAAGAAGGCATTGAAGGCCAAGTATCTCAAAACTACGAGTGCACCAACTAAAGTACCTCATCCTGATAGTCCTTTTATGAAGAACCCACCAGGTAAAGGTCTTGGTTCTCAGAATGCAATAACTGAGGAAGAGATAGATAAAGCACTTGAGGAGCAAGAAAAAGAGGATGGAGATACAAAACCAGTTTCTTAAGTATGGTACCTTTAACGAACTGCATAACCAAATAGCTGATAAAAATTTTCCTTGGTATTTTACCCAGTCACCTGGTGAGCCAGAACAGTATACTAATTTACTGTACTATGATCACCAGTTTTCTTCTGCAATAACACCTAGGATGATGAGGTGCTTAGTTACTATAACTAATCAACTCAATGCTATATCAATACTAAGAGTTAAAGTAAACGCAACTCCCAGGAATGCACCAGAGCAAGAGTGGCATACTGATTGGCAAATTAGTACACCAAGTAAAACTTGTGTCCTTTACCTCAATACTAATGATGGGTATACTGAGTTTAGGGATAGGAAAGTATACAGTCAAGAGAATACTGCTGTAATATTTGACACTAATACGGAGCATAGAGGTGTTCCTGCTAGTGATATTGACCGTAGGTTAGTATTAAATGTCAGTTACTTTGAGAAATGAAGCAAGTATATTGGTCATATAGAATAGGAGAAGGAGATGAGACTGATCCATTTCCACCTGAGTTTATAGATCCACCAAAGAAATATAGAACTGGGTATGATATGAAATATGATCATGCCAAATGTCCTGCATGGAAGAAGTGGGGTGATAATACTTGGGTAGTTACTCAACCATTTGATCTTGGGTTTAAGATTAAGGATGATAAGATAGAAACCAGTTTAAGTCAAGAATCATATAATGATTACTTTCACTTAGGTGAAAATTGGCTAAGTGGAGACTTGCCAGAAATTCAAATGAAGTATACAATGTCTATATGGACAAATGAAAAAGATGTATGGATTGAACAGATTCCTCACCCATTGCTTTCTAGGTTTGGGTTGGACTTGGTACCTGCTACCTTTCCTATATCTGTATGGTATAGACCGCTTGTAGTTGGAGTAAAAGTATTACAGAAAGATGTATACTTACCAAAAGGAACACCACTGTATTATTTCAGACTATATTCTAAGAAGTCTGATTCTAATTTTAAATTAGACAAGAAGGATCCACCTGAACGTTTGATTAAAGAACTTAATCAGAACAATAGGTTCAGGTCATTTACTATGTTTGACGCATGGGATATAATTATGAAAAGAGTAAACAATGAGAAGGGATGTCCGTTTCGATGGAACTAGATTTATTTTGCCAGTGGTTTGAAGGAACCTTTGATAATTGGACGCAAGCTGCATCTAATCCTACTAAGTGGGCACATATAATAGTAACTCATGAAAAGGTAGATGAACGTAAGTTCCTTACTAAGTCTAGGTATAACTATACTGACAAACCATATCGAGAACAGGAAGTAGAGGTTACCGAACCTTTAATATTAAATGATAACACTGGTATATTGATAGTAAAGAATCCAGCATGTGATATGATCTTCTCATTTATGAAGGATGGGTTCTATTTTGAAGGAGCATCTGAAGATGATTGCACATATAAAGGTAAAAAGTTAATAAGTAGAGCGAAATTATATGCTGATGCCTATCATACATGGGATAAAGGGTACTGGCCGAGTAGTGAGGGATTTTTTACATTCAAGAAGAAGTTATAAATAGACTTGAACGTTTTATTGTGGACTTAGTGTGGCAACACGTAAGATATCTGACCTAACATTATTAGAAGCAGGAAGCGTATCAAGTTCTGATACTCTGTTACTTCTTGATAATTCGGATCCAACAGATCAAAATAAAAGATCAGCTGTAGGTAGTATATTCCGAGCAGTACCTTCTGGTAATTATACTACTCCAGGTGTTTCTTTTGAAGGGAAAACCTCTACGGGTATGTTTTCTGAAGCTCAGGGGCAAGTTGGACTTGCTATGGGTGATGCTAGACTCAATCTTCAGAAGGTTGGATCTACTCTTAATTTACAAGCACGAGATGCTGCTGATACTAACCTAGACATTACCATTGCTGCACAAGGCACTGGTCAAATACGTCTGGGTTCTATTTTGGCAATTACAGATTCGTTATTTGTAATACCGAACACATCTGATAATACTAAGATTGCTAAGTTTAGTACAGCATCAATACCTGCAGGTGTAACTCATACATATGTTTTACCTTCTAATGGTGTTGTTGCTGCAAGTGATACACTTGTAACTTTAGGTGCTACTCAAACACTCACAAGTAAAACTCTTGACAATGCTACCTTCACAGGAACTTTAAGCATTGCTGATTTCACTTCTAGTGGCAACGGTACAATAGGATCTGATGCTGCTGATACTTTAACTGTTAATGCTGCATCTTCTTTCAGTGCTGCTGCAACATTTAACAATACGGTAGTTGCTAATCAGACTGTTACTATAACTGGTGATCTCATTCCTAACGGGCATGTTGATATGCCTGATGATAAGATTATTAAATTAGGTACTGATGACGATCTGCAGATCAAATATACTAATAGTGGTGATGTATCTTCTATCTTAGACACATCTACTGGATTAACTGTTGGTAGTGCTGATGTACAGATTACTGATGCTGCTGGTACTGTTAAGTTCTTTAAGGCTAACACTACTAACTCTATAGTATATCATAATGATACCGCACGTATTACAACAAGTGCAACAGGTATTAATATTAACGGAACAATTGATGCTGTTACTGACATCACCTCTAGTGGTAATGTTGTAGGTAATGGTACAGCACATCAACTTGGTTCTTCTGCATCTGGAAAGTTAGGTGTTGGTAGAGCTGCTGCAACATATAACCTTGAAGTTGAAGGTTCTATATTTGCCACAGGTTCTTCACTTATACTTGGAGATTCTGGAACACAAAAAACAATCATTCAGAAACGTGTAGCAAGTTCAACTTTGCACTTTACTGATAATACTGGTACTGATCAAGCTGTCTTAGATGGTAATGGTCAATTCGGTATCGGTAAGACTCCAGCAAAGAAACTGGATGTATCAGGAGATGGTTGGTTTGATGGTGATATAACTATTAATACAACTAATCCTGCTAATCAAACTGGTGGTAAAATTACTGCTAGAGAGATTATCCTAACAGATCCACAGACAGGATCTACTGCCACGCTGAATTCATCAACTGGAAGCGGTGTATCTATGGCAAAAGTCTACTTCCACTCATTTAATTAAAACTCATGGCCGTCAAACAAGTCGGAGTACTGGCAAACTTCACCCCATCCGTTACCCCGTACTCAAATTCAAGAACAACTTCTGCAACTGCAACTCAGGGATTCAACATTTATACATGCCCTGGTGCTACTCTCATGAGTGGTAAATTAATAATTGCTAATAATACTGGTAGTGCAGCTACTGTAGATATTGCAGTAACTGAACAAACTCAAGCATTGCAACTAGATGCACCAGGTAACCAACCAGGTGCACCATCTACCTTTAGTGCATTTTCATTTCCTGAGCATTCATATACAACTTCAGTTGTAATAGAGGGTGGTGGTGTTACAGGATCATTTACAGCAGGTGAGACTGTCAGTTGGACGAATAGTGGACTTACTCCTACTGCACAGACTGCCATTGTTGAACTCTGGGATTCTGGTAACAGCAAACTTTGGTTAAGGAACATGAGCCATCCAAAGGGACTTGATCTTCCAGGTGATACTACTGTAACAGGAACAGGTGGTGGAACAATATCTGCTGGTCCTTCTTATGCTGGTACTGGTGGAACTGATGGGTGGTCAGGTAGAGTTAGGTATTATGACTCACAACTTGGAGTAGTATACTTCCAAAACTATGAGTATAAAAATAATATCAACTATAAGACCATTTATGACATCAATACTGAGGTTGTTGCTGAGAACAACAACAGTGCTGCGAAGTCTACTGCATTTGCTAATGCACCAGTAGCTACTACACAAAATAGGTATGCTGCTGCTGGTAATACAACTCCTGCAACAGAATTTATTGATGCTGCTGGCGTTGAATTGTTAATCTCTGCAGTTCGTGATGTTGAAACATCACAGTATATTGCTCGTAATGTATCCATTGATAACCAAAAAACTTTTGAATTGACAGGATTAGTACTTGGTACTTATCAATCACTTTATGTTAAATCAACTG